AACAGTAGATACAGCACCGTTTTTATTAAACAAACACTTATATACATTAAACTGGCTTGTTAACACATAAAAATTGGAGTCTTTTAAACTTGAAGCCCCGGTGCTTGACTTAAAATTTGTAGAATAATTACCATCAAATTGATCATATACGGTCCCTGTGGTCCAATTTATTCTTCTAACTACAAGGGAAACATCATTAACGTTTACTTTCTTAACTTGCAAAATTTGTCTACGAGTTTCATATTCGTAATTAGCGGTAACCTCTGGTGAAGGAGGTACAAGGGGATTAGGCCAATCTAATACTTTACCAATAAAATAGTAATAGTTAGATCTCCGTGAAAGAAACTCATTATAGACTGTCTCCGCCAACGATTGGTGGATTCTGTCTTTTAAAAGGAAAGACATATTGTATTAAGCTATTGTAATGTTCCAAGTTATAACAACAGTATCACCAGCAGCCTTGGTAACCGTACTAAAGACTGTACGACAAAGCATATTACCAGATGTTACTGCATTAAAAATACCAGCCTCGGTTAAAGTCCCTGTTCCAGTCCCGGCACCAAATGTTGCAGCGTATGCAATTGTATTGGAAGTTCTTGTTGTTGAGTCTAAGATAGCTCTGCCTAATTCACTGCCAAGAGCAGTTTGTGAAGTAGCAGCAGCTGTACTACTTGACCCTACAGCCATATAGCTAGGTATTGCAATTGTATTACCAACCAGGCGAGATGCAATTACATCTTTACCAACTGCAACCACTAAATTATTTACATTTCTAATGTCTTTTAAAGTGCCAGATTCATCTAGAAGTTTAACTTCTAAACTACCAAGTACTCTTACTGATTCTGTGAACATGTTTATTTCCTCTAAAAAGATTTATGTTATATTTATATGTCATTAAGCTATGCTTAAACTGTTATTACTGTGGATCCCACATATGCATTTGCAAAATACCCGGTTACAGTACTTACATCAGTAGAATAGTTTAATAATATTCCCGATACCGATTCTGTTAAGGTTACTTTACTATCATTATTATCGATATTTTTACCAGTACTTAATGTAATTGTATCTGACGGTGTTGTATTATCGATTACCGTACTTGCTGCACTTACAATTGTTAAAGATTCTGTAGGCGATATGTTGTCTGTAAATGCTGATAAGTACAATACAACATTAGCAGAATCTAATACTAAAGCATTATCAGTAAATACAGGTTTAACAGTTAGTGTTAAAGTGTCATCGGTAATGGTAATATTATCATCAAAGTTTTTATTTATTTTTTTAGCTATGCTATCTAAAACGTTAAATGAATCTTGTAACTCAATAGCAACGTTGCTTCTAGTAATTACACTAATATTTGCAGAAATATTAGCTGTAGCACTAATTGTTCTATTATTAAACAACCTGGTTCCAGCAGGGTGTACTAACTTTAACACTGTATCATAGAACAAACTTATATCTAGTTCTGATTGCAATTCATATGCAAAAGGCTGATATTGATTAACGTTTTGTAATCTTACTTCAGGTTCAGATAAAAAGCCTTTTGATGAAATATATTGACCAGGATACTTAGCAACCGCTCCCACAGTAAAGTTAATAGTAGCAACAGAGGTATCAAAAGCAGTAGTACTAAATGTATCAGACCTTGCATAAGATTGTGAACTTTGAAAACGGGTAAGTGATGTACCGGTATAACCAATTGCAACATAATCGGTACTAAAATATCTTGATGGATTAGTTATTAAATCTGGACTCATCATAATGAATTCTTCATTGAATCCACTTGTATAGTTACCAATTTGTTCAAGTTGACCTACAGTTTGTAGGTTATTATAAAGATTAACAGTTAAATCACTAGTAAACCCGTAACCAAAATTTAATAACTTAAGTAAAGTAACTCCCCCGCTTGTGTTTACTCTTATAATTCTAACTAAAGAGTTAACTCCTCCCCCGGCGTTAACGTTAAATATTTGCCCTGCCCTAAACCCTGTACCACCATAAGAGATAGAATAACCTGTAGTGGTAGGCTTAATGACCCCCACAAAGATATTATTGGTACCATCACTTACAGTAACATTATCACCTATAGTGTATGGTGCAGTAGAGGTACTTTTTAAAAATACCTCATAGATATTACTGGATAAGGTCTTAACCCTAACAATAGGTTCATTGTAAGTTATGCCGTCTTTTTTATAAGTTAAATAGCGATCTAAAATATCAGATGTACTACCACTACTTAATGTTAATCTTAAAGAAACTCTTTGTTCCCAAGTGCCATCAGATGGTCTTAGAACATAATCATAAGGGTGGGATACTGTAACGTCGGAGTCATACATTATCCTAAAAAGTAATTTAAAGGAAAGATCAGAACCTTTTGCAGTATATAAATCGCTGATTTTTTTAACCAGCATACGTTTATTAGCTAAAGCATTAACTGGTATATCTTTAATGTAAGTACTTAAAAAGTACTGCACGAAATCTGAGGTTGTGGTATCAATATCGTTATAAGAACGAGCATTTTGTACGAGTTCTAATGCACCGCTATCTTGTTCAAGAAACTTATAATATGCTTCTACAAAGGTAGTAAAAGTACTATAATTTTCTCTGATAAACTCAGGCAGCTGCCCGGCTACCAGTTGCGATACTTTTTCTTTAATTCTAGACATTACTGTACCAATGTAGTCGCATTAATAGTTATTCCTGCTGCCCGACCAATTGTAGCATCTTTATAACTATCATCAAGAACTAAAATTTGATTTTTAGCTGTAGAGACATTGTATGACTCTTCTTGTAATTTAGCAGTAATTTGAATATTGGTTTGACCTGTTTGATAACCTAACGGGGTAAGCCCTGTAATAGTTAATGTTCCGGTTGCATAATTTATAGAACCTATTGTAGAAATAGTTGTATCGTTTACAGCATTTACTAATATTAAAGTACCTGTACCATTGTAGTTTGGAGGACTAGTGGTAGAACGATCTTTAATTGTAACTAAGGTTTGTACCCCGTTATTATTAATATAAAATTTGGTAGAATATACTTCATTGGGATGTAATCTATTATAATACTTAATAGCTACACTACCTTGGTAAACATTAGACACGTTTAAGGTAGGAGTTATTCTCCTTTGTAAACCAATTTCTGGAGATACACTAATTAAAGAAGCATCTGACTCGATTAAGTATTTTATAAATTGTGAAATATAAAAGTTTTTATTAAACTTATTTAAATTGGTTGCAAAATAAGTATTAATTTTATTATTAATTAATGTAGTAATATCTTCTGCTGACTTAGTAGTCATATTAGGGTCAAACAATACGCTTGCAACTATTGATACATACAAATATTCAGGGTCAATAAATTGAGGTTGAATTGCTAATACTTGTTTGTTTTTAAGAATTGTATTTTTAATACTTTCTTTAGTATTATCAGAGATAGTATAACCTGCATAAGGCTTTAAAGAAATTAAAACCTTACCGAAAATAGGAGGTATATTTTCTTCTCCGCCCCAGACTGATACTGATTCTGCACCAGCGTATTCTGCCAAAATTAAACTCTCGTAATCTACTGCAGTTACAGCTCTATTTTTTGTTGCATTAATTCTTGGTGCATTAAATTTAATAGACGTAATACCTTCACTATCGGCACCACCAGTTGAATTACTATTAACTGTAATTGATATATTAGTAGAGCCTCCAATGGTACCACTTGCAGTAAAGGATTGGGTAATCTTGCTTGATACATTAACAGCAGATCCTGTTACTGTTAAATACTGTATGGTAATTAAATTGCCTACAGAAAGATTCTTACCTAAAACACCATCACCGAAAAATATTTGATAGTTACCAAGAGGGTTTTGTTCTAGAAAATATACCATACTATTACCATCTAACCCGGTAATATCGGTTGAAAGAGTATAGATATCAAAAGTAGTATCGGTAGCAGAGGTTTGAACAGTAACTTGTAAAGTTGTTGTGTCTACGTTATTGGCAGGAATTATATATTTTGCATCTGGTGTTATATCAGATACAGCAAAACTATAAGACTGAAGTGCTCCTTCAATTACATCTACATTAGAAAAGGTATATGTAGTACCAACTCGTCCGGTTGTTTTTGCTTCGTTATTTAAAAACGTATATGCAGTCCCACCTATGGTGCTAGTAAAAGGGGTATATCGATTTAATGTTAAACTAGCAGGGAGACCAGTTGGACTATTTACCACCAAAGTTAAATTAGCTTTTGAACCTCTTGCAGATGTAGGGGTATAACCTAAATGTTTGGCTATAGAAACTGCAGATGCTCTTTTTACAGCAGAATCCAAAAACATTTCGTTCATTAACATATTAGCCAAATAGGCATTGTAATGAGTATTATATGCTAAAACGTCAAGGAGGGTAGATAGACCTGATCCTTCAAAATCATAGTCGGTAAATGTATCTTGTGCTTTTAAATAGGTTTTTAAATTATTCTTGATCTGATCAAAATCAAGTTCGGCTATTCTTAAATTAGACATTATCTTACTCTTGTTATGTACGTATTAACGGTAATTGGTCGCTCGGAATTATTAAGTCTAAAAATAATATCAACACTGATATCATTTTGATCTACTCTTTCACGTATTTTAACATCAAGTACGGTAGCTCTAGGTTCAAATTTAGAAATTGTATCAAATACCGTTTTCTTCATAATTTGTAAAGTAACCGGTGTAAAGTTTTCAAATAATAAAGAATAAATTTGACAACCAATTTCTGGATGAAAAGGACGCTCGTAGTGCCTAGTTGAAATTAAATTTCTTAGCGAGGCCTTAACCGCATCTTCATCCGTTAACTTAGTTACATCAGCTGTAACTGGGTGTTTGGAAAAGAGGAGGTTTAAATCCGAATATGATCTTGTATTTCTGGTTACCATTTAATTATTTATACTAGTTGGCAAAGACGTCTGATGAACAACCAACACATTGATCACCATCGGCTACCGAGTCTCCTGCTCTTGCAAGTGGTTTATTTTCAACAAAAACACTAGGGCTTCCACTTGAAATTTTTCTTTGAACATCTACATAATGGGTAGTTCTACCTTTTGTATGTGTTGCAAAACTTCCACCGACCACCCCAACCAAAATATTATCGGCATACACAGTACTTTGACCGGCGTTTACTAAAGCAGTAGCCGGCCATGGGTCTGCAGGATTTTCTGCAACCCCAGATGAATTATCCCCTAATCTTACGACTCCAGACATTATGCTAACTGGGATAACCCATCCGAATGTTTCTTATGATTATTAAATGTAAGAACTTGTGCCCTATTTCTATCTACGGAATAAGATACATGCACCCATGGGTTATTTGTATAGTTACAGAACTCTAATATTAACTGATCGTATCTAAGTACACGGGCAAGTTTTTGTGCAATTTCATAGTAGTCTTTTTTATTTGCACCTCTAAATTGAATATCTACACCTTGACCTAATGGGTGTTGGGAGGTTTTAGCATTCGAGGCATTACCAGGATCTCTAAATGCAGAAGATACAAACATATTTGGATATAACTTTTTAACTGGCTCAAGAACGTTAAGCGCTATACCCTGAAGATTATATACAATTTGTCCGTATGAAAGACTATGTGCTCTAATCGAGTCACGGGTAACGGCTGCTTTATTTGATAACATTTCTACAGTAAAATTAGGAGAAAGGTTATAGTTACCAGGCAGTTGTGTTGCCTTTTTAAGTTCAACATTAGGTTCAACAAATTGAGTTTGTTCAGAGGATATACTTGAACTATCTAAGGAGGTGGCAGCTGCGTTTAAATCAGCTGAAGAAGCAAACCCTTGACTAATAACTAAATTATGCTGTGCTGTAACATCATCTTCGGTAGAGGTTTCTTCCTCTAATAATAACGATACATTATCAGCTAAAGAAAGAGCAAGCGGGTCATCTTTATCGTTATCTTGAACATCTTTTCTTCCACTTATAACTCCTATATTTGCACCATCGGCTATTACACTTGGTGCTGAATCCTCAGCCTTACCAGAATTAAAGTATACAGAACTGCCTTCTACTCTATTTTCCCCGGCAGCTTTAGAATTAATAGCTCCGTCGGCCTGCATATAAACAGAACCAGATAACTTATCGTAAAGGTTAATTGCCTGTACTTTAATATCGGCGTTACTTAACATATGTATATTATCGCTTGAATGCATATTTAAGGTTGCTGCTTTATAATTCATAGTATTGTAAGCTTCAATATTTACATTACCGCTTGCAATATTAAATTCTTCTACTGCCGACAGGTTAAACGTGCCTCCGGCCTGTGCAGTAATGTCATTGTGACAAGTAATATTGGTATCCCCGTCCACTTCAATATTTGCATCATTTCCAACATAGATGTTACAAGAACCATTGACTGATATATCAGCGCGCCCGGCAATTGCAATCTTACCGTTACGATCAATAATTTCGTAAGAAGAGCCTACTGCCCTCTTTACCATTGACCCGTTATTATCTATTTCAATAAAAGTACCTGAACGATGATAGATATGAAGTCTTTCGGCCCCAGGGGTATCATCTATCTCAATAATATGACCAGATTCAGTTTGGGTAACTTTATTATAGGGGTATGCACCGCGGTAAGCTGATTCGGGTTGATCCCAAGCATTACCATTAGGTAGTTTAGCACCCAGCATACGACTGTTATTTTTCTCTTGAACTACGGTACCTTTAGG